ATTATTAGAGGAGAAGTGTATTGAATACTTTGAGTATTGTGTTACTGAGAAGCAGATAATAACCATTACAGGATTATGTTTATACTTAGGTATACATAGGGATACATTGAATGGATGGAGAAAAGAAAGTAATCAGTTTTCCGACACAATAAAAAGAGCAATCGACTGTGTACTCATAGCATACGAGACTAAGTTAGATACGTTTACCTTTGGTGGTGCTATCTTCGCATTGAAGAACATCGATAAAGAGAACTGGAAAGATAAGACAGAGCAAGAAGTAAACCAAACCAATACAAATGTCACAGCCAGTTTCGGTGCGACTGTACAGTCCACATCAGAATCAGCAGATGATTCACGAATCAATAGCTAATGGACATCATAAGTACTATGTGTTATCTATCGGTAGACAGTTCGGCAAATCTTTGTTGGCTGTCAATCAGGTACTATATTGGTTTTTTAATGTACCGAACTGTAAGATAGGATGGGTAAGTCCAATCTACAAACAATCAAAGAAAGTATTTAAAGATATAGAGAATGCCTTTGCAGAGAATCCACAAGTATTCAAGAGTAAGAATGGAACTGAACTTACTTTTAGTTCGCATAAAAATAGCACTATTGAGTTCTTTAGTGCTGAGCGGTATGATAATATTCGTGGTTTTACCTTTGACTATTTGGTATGTGATGAGTTCGCTTTTATGGACAATGAAGCATGGACTGAGGTACTTCGTGCAACAGTTCTTGTTCGTGGCAAGAAAGTTCTACTAATATCTACACCAAAGGGTAAGAATCATTTCCATCAGATATTCAACCTCGAGAATCAGAATAGTCAGTACAAGTCCTTTCAGATGACATCGTATGATAATCCATTAATCAATCCGACTGAGATAGATGATGCGAGATCAACACTACCTGATCATGTGTTTAGGCAGGAGTACATGGCTGAGTTCGTTGATGGTGGTGCAGGACTATTCAATGACCTTACATTGATTACCAAGTCAGAGAGAACCAATCGGATGTATGCAGGTCTCGACATTGGTAGAGCGGATGACTATACTGTTCTATCAGTATTCAATGAGACCGGAGAGATGCATTACATTGAGAGATGGAACAAGGATACATGGTCTAATATCATCGGTAAGGTAATAGCAAGAATAAACGAGTTTAGCTGTTCCACATTCGTTGAGGTGAATGGTATCGGTGATCCTATCTTTGAGCAGCTTAGAGATAGAGTGAATGATAGTGGTTTGATTATACCATTCCTTACCACATCAAAGAGTAAGCAGGATATTATTGAGCAGTTAGTAGTAGCGAATCAGAATAAAGATGTAAAGATGTTAGATAGAGACTGGCTCATTAAGGAGTTAGAACTATTCACCTATGAATACAATCCAAAGACTAAGTCAGTCAGGTACTCAGCACCTAATGGATTCCATGATGATGCTGTAATGGCAACAGCTATCGGATACCATTCTCTCAAAACAAATAAGCATTCCGGTATTTATCATATTGTTTAAGTTGCACAAATCGATTCATTCTTATACTTATAGTTATGGAATGGAAAGATATAAACATTAAGCAGTACCAGGATCTCTGCAAAGAGATTGATGAGGATTATACTGATGATCTCGAAAGGTCAATCGGTATCCTGGCAACATTAACAGATAAGTCAATAGCTTACTACACAGATGAGATTCCCTTAAACAAGCTGAAAGAGAAGCTGATAGAATTAACATTCATTAAGGAGAAACCAAAACAGCAGAAGATACATTCAAAGATTCGCATCGGTAAGAAACGATTCCGATTCAATCTAAATATGCGTAGTGTATCAGCAGGTCAGTACATTGACTTAACTGAACTTGTAAAGGATAAAGAGAAGATCAATGATAACCTACATACATTCTTAGCGGTGTTATGTGAGGAGATTAATTGGTATGGTAAGAAGAAAGATACGATAGTAAGTGACAGAGCGAAGTACATCCAGGAGAATATGAGAATGCCGATGGTATTTAGCATGAGTGGTTTTTTTTTGTCGAATTATCAGCGATTAATAAAAGGTACAAACGACTTTTTGGAATTGCAGATGAAGAAGCTGACGAAGAAAACGCAGGAAGCAACAGACCTGGCTTTGTCAAACATTGGGGATGGTATTATACTTTAGACAATCTAAGCAATAACGATAGAACGAAATGGGAGTATTTCTTAGAGATGAATGTGATTGAGTTCTTAAATTCATTGAGTTACTTTAAGGATAAGCAGAATTATATTAAGGAGCAGTTAGATCAACAGATGAAAAATGGCAGATAGTCCGAGAAAGATATTAGAGAACTATAAGCAGATTATCATTGATGCAATAGCTGATTCATTAGAGAAGAATGATAGAATAGCAAAGGGGTTATTAGTTCAGAGCATATCGATTAACATTAGATCGTTTGCTACCAACATGGTGATGGAGATTAGTATGGCTGACTATTGGAAGTATGTTGATGGAGGTAGGAGGAAAGGTGCAAAGATGCCTCCAATAGATGCGATGTTGAAACACATAGCTAATAGAGGGATAAATTACAAAGGGATACAGAATAACTATAGGAATACAAAAGGTATCTTAGTAAAGAGAAAGAAACCATTAGCAAAGGAGAAAGCATTGAGAACATTAGCATATCTAATCGGTAGGAGTATATCAAAGAAAGGTATCAAACCGACTAACTTTGTTGATGAAGCATTTGACAATAACATATTAGATAACATGAGTAAAGACCTATCGACTGCATTAGGCAGAGAGATATTAATAGATTTCAATTTAGAATAAATGGCAATAACAGTAAGACAGCAACCGGCTAATCTATTCCCTGCGTATAATGATGCGGTGTATATTGTGACATCATCCAATGTGGCTCAACCGAACTTCAAGTTCGTAGCGGATATCTATGTGAATAGTGTAAAGGTAGATCGTATGTTGATTCCTCCACATCCGACAGAACTGAGCGGTAAGGTCAATGTGTCACCATTACTTGAGAGCAGGGTAAGTGTTGATATATCAGCAGATGACAATCGGATACTACCTAATACACATAGTTATGTTCAATACGAAGTTAAGTTCGGTGAGGCATATGGATCAAGTGGAACAGTAGTATATCCGAATCTAACAACAGTATCAGGTAAGTATCTATGGAATGCTGTAGTAGACTATCCTACATTCTGTAACTATGCAAGTGGTGATTATATTAGTGAATTTTTAACAGAGAATCCATATGTAAAGGATGGAATGGAATTGATGGTAGATGATAATGCGTGGCTGTATTGGAATAACTTTAACTTAGATACAAGCTATGTTAAGGTATTGACTTACAATAGTGCAAATACATTGATAGGTACATTTAAAATAGATAACAAATATACTACGAGTAGATTTCTGCGGATTCCGACTGGGCCTTATAACATCCTTAATATTCCCGATGCTCAGTTTACTTTAGGAGTTCAACCGATAATAACAGGTTCGGTAGCTTACTATATTGTTCAGACATTTAACAGTTCCAATGCAGCGTTATCGATTGATGCAAGATATGACATTGTCGATAATTGTTCACGATATGAGAAACGAAGATTGCAGTTCCTGAATGAGTTAGGTGGGTATGATACGTTTAACTTTACTTTAGTAAGTAAGGAAACAATGGACATAGAGAGATCAATATTTAAGAAAGACTTAGGTTCTTATGGTTCGAGTTACTCATTTGTAAACAGTCCGAATGACAGAGCGTATTCACAATACCATACAAGGATTAAAGATAAGGTAAGCATTCAGAGTGATTGGGTAACAGAGGAGCAGTTAGCATGGTTAGAGCAGTTAGTTACTTCACCGGATGTGAGATTAGATGATGGGTTATATCTGATCCCGATTAACATAACCAATACATCCTTTGAGAAGAAAAAGGTAGTGAATGAGAAGCTGTTCAATTTGAGCATAGAATATACATTGAGTTACGATAGATACAGACAAAGACTATAATGAGCAGAACAAAGATATTCTTACCAAGTAGCGGAAGCATTGATATGTATGATGATGTATCAACACCATTAAACTTCTCCATTGCTGATATTAGATTCCCCGATAAGAGGAACAGTAACTACTCAAAGACCATTAAGATACCAGGTACTAAGAACAACAATCTGCTGTTTGGCAATATCTTCGATGTGAATGTTACTGATGGTAGCTTCAATCCGAATGCAAAGGTAAAAGGTATATTGACCATTGATGATGAGAATCAGATTAATGGGTACATTCAGATGCTATCGATTACGATCAATGATGATAGTAAGATAGAGT